GTTGGCCACTACCAACTCAGCGTTCGATAAACCCTGGGTGACTATGTTGCTAATTCTACCGTATTGGTCAACGGTAATGACAGGTACGGCTACCTGGGGATAACCATTACCATATGTACCTGCTCCGACCCCAGTGACACCCAACGAAATTGTTGGTGTCATTCCCTCGCCCTGGTTATTAGTAACTACAATACCAGCGCCTTGGTATACATTCTCTACGTACTCCCCTGTGGTGTTGTCCCCGAGGGTGATTACTTTGGCTTGAAAGGTGTTGGTGTTGGCATTGTAAATCAATACATAACCATCGGCAAGGGAAAGGGCTTCAACGTCTTTTAAAGAACGTAAAAGCGTATCACTTGCTATAGAATTTTTAACAACAATAGAAGCTGCGTTCTGCGACCCTTGAGTCACAGAAATAGTTGTACCTTTTTTACCTTTTACGGTTACAGCCATTTATCTGGTGACCTCAGGCAGAACTGTTATGATTCCTTCGATAACTCTTAAAGTTTGCGAAGCATTGGATACTTCTAAATCATAAACGTAGCGCCCAGGTCTCAAATTTGCTGTAGAAGCAGCTGAAAGAGATATGATTATTTCCCCATTAGCGGGGCTTGTAATATTTGCATTAAGCGTGGTTGCATTGGAAGAGTAGTACGAACGGCGCATTTTTGATGCTGCGGTATATGTTGTGAGATCATTGGGATTACCGTCGTCATCATTGAAGTTTATTGTAACCGTGAATGTAGCGCCCTGCTCTATAAGTAGATTGGAAGTTACGGCCATAGTGATTCCCTTATTCGATTGTATTATTTATAATAAAGGGAAAGTAACGAAAAAGGGCCCGAAGGCCCTTTTCTAAGAAAAATTATTTTTTAATTAAGATCAACCCAGGCATTACCGTCGTAGCCTTGAAATTTAGTGTTAGAAAGTACTAACATTCCAGCTAACGGTACTGTAATTGTAGCATTTCTTGCTGCATCGCTTTCAAATACAGAAATTTTTATAGTACCAGGTTTAATTTCATTAATAGCCGAGACTACATTACTTTTAATTGTAGTCTGAAGATTAGATAAAATACCTACATTAGAATTTACAATACTAGAGGCTGTATTAGCAGCAAGATTGGTTACCCCGGCTAATGTTTCCGGTCTTCTTCCTAGATATCCCATTTTTTACCTGATAGTTTGTTAGTTATTGAAATTCCATCCATCCTGTCATTATATATTTAGCGCCTGAGAGCGGGGGATTACCGCGGTGGGCCCAAGGAAAGTTAGGAGGAAATATAATTATTCGACCTTTTTTAGGGGGATATCTTTTACTTAAATATATAAATTCTGTCTCTCCCCCCTCTTCTACCTCATTTAAATAAACAATATAAACCCCTACTCTTCTCGAATAAGGAACATCTCCATCTTCACAATGCCAAACATGATACCCTTCCCCGGGTAAAGTCTTCTGAACTTTATACGAATAGATAGTATGCTTGGCATACTGGGCTAGTACGTCGAATTTTTTAAGATAAATTGGATAACATACATCCCAGAACGCTTTATTAAATTCACTAATAACCGGGGTTAAATTTTCATATGTAAAGTTTATTTCTTCAGAGGTTCTAGGATTAAGGACGGTGGAATTATCACTTTTTACTGAGGAAGCAGCTTCATTTCTTTCCCAGGTTTTATTGTTTACTGCACACCACTCATAATATTCAATTACCCTATCACACCAGGTAGGGGGTAGATAGTCATCAAATACACCTACAAAATTATCATCAATAGTATATGAACTCATAATTATCTAAATGCGGGCCCTGTTATCCAAACTACCAAACTTATTCTAGTACCTTTAGTTACTGGTGTAACTCTATGTAAGATATAGCTTGGAAAAGCTACAACCAAGCCTCTTTTTTTTGTAACGGTAGTTATTAACGAACTACCGTATAATTCTAAATCACCGCCCTCGTAATCTTCGGGGTCAGAAAGTTGTAAAACCATGGAAAGTTTGCGAGGAGCAAGAGTATTTTCTGGACCAGAAGAAGTATCTATGTGCCAGGTATAGTGACCTTTATCATCACTATTATAAATGGTAAATTGCATGTGTTCATTAAAACCAAATAAATCATATCTATAAAATTTACCATTTAAACATCTTGCAATATAAGCTAATCGATCATAAAGCCAGCTTGAATCAGCAGTAAGATCAATCCAAGATGTACTGGAAGTTCTTATATCAGGGGAAATTATATTAGAACTTGAGACCTTTGCAGCATCTATTTGACGAGATTTACCGATAGAAATAATATCTTCAATTTCTTTATCGCTAAATCCATTTTCCCAAGTGACATAAGTATGATCCCCCGTACCATAGGTAGGAGACGGGGAAAAAATATATGTAGACATATTTAAATTATAAACTCAAATCAAATTTTATTCAATACTTATTGCCTATTCCAAGATACTTGAACGCTACCATCAGTTACCCCGCCACCTACAGTGAGAGCTACTTGTTGTCTTCTTGAAAAATTTACAGCTGATTGTGAGTTTGGAGCTGTATTAGTTCCAGGTTGACCTAACCCACCGGCTTTACCAGGCCATGTATTAGGCGCGGCTTGACCTGCAGTTCCATTTGTTGCACCAGTACCGGGTAGGCCAGTTGGTCCTTGCCCACCAGGCTGCCCGGGCTGCCCTTGGGCTCCTGCTGAACCAGCTTGTCCTGGGGAACCTTGTGTACCTAAAAAACCGCCATTACCCCCTGTACCGCTTATTGCATTATATATTATATAGCTATACCCATTAGCAAGTGCAGTAAGAGTTTGTGCTCCACTAGAGCCACCTTGCCCTCCGTGGCCGCCAAGCTGTGAGACACCTGGGTTTCCGGGATTACCAGCCACAACATTGGTTGTTAGAGAAGAGCCTGCGTTTGCTGGACCGAAAAAGATAAAGTTACCAAGAGGATTTGTACCTCCTCCATTACCACCACTACCCCCTGGCCCGCCAGGTCCTCCGGCACCCCCTGATCCGGGTTGTCCTCCTGTGCCAGGTTGCCCACCGCCTCCCGGTCCTCCAATTCCCCCAGGGTTACCTGCGATACCGCCTTGACCCCCTTGACCGCCTGGGCCACCAACGCCAGCTGTACCGCCTTGACCTCCGGGCAAAGGAGAAGCAGCAAAGTTTATATTTCCAAACGCGGAAGGATTACCTGCATTACCGGCCGATCCAGGCTGACCTTGGGTTCCAGGTTGTCCTTGCCCGCCAGGCTGCCCGGGCTGACCATTAGCCCCAACGCTACCAGGCCAAGTGTTAGGGGCTGAAAACCCGCTTTGGCCAGGTTGGCCCCCGGTTCCGGAACCGCCACCGCCACCTGAGCTACCTGGATTACTAGGCTGGCCAGCGCTACCTGCCCCGCCTGACTGCCCTGGGCCCCCGGTACCGCCACTGCCCCCTGGACCACCCGGGGGCTGAAATATATCTCCCCCAATCCCGGAACTACCACTAGTAGCGTTAGAGTTTGTATTCACTGAAACAGGAGCCCCAAACGGAGCGGAGTTATAAGGGGCGTTAGTTACCCCACCGCCACCGCCACCACCACCACCTGATCCAGCTGGCAGACTACCTTGGCCGGGGTTTCCAGCACTACCACCTGGGCCGCCTTGGCCCCCTTGGCCCCCTTGACCGCCTGGACCTCCAACCCCGTTGTTACCATTAGTCCCTGGTTGTCCTGTTGCACCAGGGGCCCCATCATTACCGTTCGCACCAGGGCCGCCAGCATTACCCGCTCCAGGTCTAGCAACCACGCTAGCGGTTCTTATACCTAAAGGCGCTTGAAAGGTAAAATTACCTGCTGTATTGTAAGACGCCTGGCCCCCTGGTGCTATCGAACGTCTTAATGTACTTGCGAACCCTAAAGGCATGATTAGCTATTTTTTCTACTTAAAGATAAAAAATTGCTATCTGATTGAATGTCGGCTAAATTTGTAAAATAACCACGGGGCCACTGACTTGGGCTTAAATCTAAATCCATATTTGTAAAGACAACAATTGGAAAATCATTTATATTAGCATCAGGAAACCAATCGTTTAGGGTACTTAATACGGATTCATGCTGTGCTTCGTCATTATACTGTAGAAGTGTGTACTTAACGTTATTATTTTTTAGCCATTCTAATACGCGATAGCACTCCTGGGCATTAGATGTCCACCCAGTATAAAGAAAAATGTCGTCTATCTTAGATACTGCCATTAAAATCTCCTTGATCTTTAAATAATAACATCCGATATTGCATGAGTACCGATGTATCTGACCCCACCGTTAGGTGAAAAGAAAGTTAAAACATCGGTATTTCCAGCTAATATTGATAGCTGTGGTAAAGCATTTTCAGTATAAACAGCACTGGTTACGTTAATAGTATTACTACCAAAAACCTGGGTAGCAATCAATGTAATTGGCATTGTAAAGGGTACCGTAGGGTGGTTGGTAAAAGTAAAGGTAACATTACCAATTAGGTTTGCTCTATAAATGTTACCTTGAGAAAGATCTATATTAACAGTAGCTCCAGCAGCGGTTCCAATGTTTCCAAGATTGGTAATTAGCTCTTTATAGCTAGAAACATAAGCATTGCTTATTGCAGAGTTTGTAATAGTAACGTTAGCTATGTTACCGGTAACATTACTACCTAAAACCGTGTTTATAATAGTAGCGTTAGCTATGTTACCGGTAACATTACTACCTAAAACCGTGTTTGTAATAGTAGCGTTAGCTATGATACCGGTAACATTACTACCTAAAACCGTGTTTGTAATTGTACCGTTGTTTATTGTTCCTTCCAGTGTACCGCTTACATTACTACCTAAAACTGAATTGGTAAGTATAACATTACCTGTAGTATTATTAAGTAAAACATTAGATACTATAGAACCGTTAATTGTAACATTGTTTAGGGTAAGGTTATTACCGGTAAGGTTATTAATAGAGGCTATACCACTACCTCCTGTAGATACAGCTGTACCAGTATTGCCTAAAATAATAGCGTGAAAAGACTGCGCAGCGTTAGGTGCATTTGTAAATAATAAATTATTACCATTTACGTTATAATCAACCGCTGGCTCTAAAACCTGTCCGTCTAATACAGCAATCATCACGTAAGGGGAACCAGGTATAACAGCTTCAGTCAGATAAGTTATCGCAAAAGTATTTGTATTAGAATTGAACTGCGCTTCTATACTGTCTATTTTACGAAAATCACCTGATAGGGGTGCTCTACCAATATAAGCCATTTAATATCCTTAGGTAATTTCTAAAAGAGACATTACAACATCCATTGATGCTGATGTATCGGATTGAACTTCAATACGGTCTCCTGTAATCATAACAATTTTTTGTTCTCCGCCAACTACTACTAAAGAACTACCTGTTGGAATGGGAGCATTTTTTATTAAAAAAACAGAGCTAGTTGCATTGCGAAGTAGCGCTGATCCTTGAATTTCATTTGTATATGTATTTGTGAATACCAAACCAATAAGCGTTGTAGATGTATTTGCTGCAACGATATAGCTACCTACAACTACGTTTGCATTGCCAACGTTGGATGATACTCTTCTTGTAAATAAACTTGCCATTCTATCTCCTTAACTTAGCGCAATGACAAACGGAAGAGGGTCAGCACCATCAGTAAAATCTTTTTTTACCTCATTAACTGCAGCTACTAGATTACCTTTATTGGTTGTTGTTAAATTTGAAACCACACCAATATCGATATTAAGGTTAGAAAAGTTACCATCCACCTCGAAGTTTGTTAGCGGGGTTCCTTTTACCTGTCTTAAAATAATCGTAGCCATTAAATTCCTTTGTCTACCTTTTGTAAAAAGGATGTAAACATTTGTTTAAGTTCCTGTATATCGTTCTTGATATTATTTATCTCTAAATTTATGCTATCAATTGCTTGCTTATTATTCATAAGCACGGCTCTTTGCGTTCTAACATTTATTTTATTTTGATCATCTAAAACAATAATAGCTTTTGAATGAGGATCTCTAACCAAATTTGGATGATCTTTAACTTTTAACATTCTATTATTCAAGAGCAATAATTCTTAAATCTTTAACTTTAGGTGCCTCTGCTCTACTGGTTGAAATAAGTACAATTTTAAAAATAATAGCTGTAAACTCGCTAAGATTATCTAAAACTTTTTCTATTTCTGTATATTCCCCAGTAGAAGAAGTTGGTAGTGTACCTAAACTAAGCTCTGTAAATTCTTTGCTATCAATTATTGATTCTTCACCAATACTTTGAGTCTTAAAATAAACTTTAACATCCGCGCTAGCTGGTTTAGAGATGTTTAACCTAGTAACTATAGCTGTGGAAGGATTAGCAAGTTCAATTTTTCTAGTAATATATTTGGCTTTAGCAGTACCTCCAGTACTAGCTTCTTCGGCAACATAAGATGGAAAATATTTTAGTGTTATAGGACTACCGTTAGGTTCTGTACTAGCAGCTGGAATTGTAAAAGTTGTGCCGTCAGTGGCCACATTTACAAGCCTAAATGTACCGTTGTTAGCTGATTGTGATGCACCGGAAATTTCTATAAAAGCCCCTTGCTGCATAGTTTTAACATTAGCTTGAGTTGCTCCTCCACCAATTGTAACAACCCCGGTACTTGCAAAAGAAATTAATGTGTTAGCGCTTGCAATAGTTTTTATATCTAAACTAAGGTTATCTGTACTGGAAGGGTTATTAATATCATTAGTAATAAAATTTATACTTGACAAAGACAAATCTATTTTTGGTGAAAGGTAGCTATCCGTGGTAGATAGATTTAACCGATAAGCAAAACTGTCTTGACTTGATAGCGAGAGGAGTGTATTTTCATCATCTACAATTATTTTTTCCCCATTATATGTATTTGTGTTTGTTCCATTTACTACCTCAAATCCAGAAATATTATATCCTGTATCTGTTGTTTTAGCTCTATAGGTAATAGATGTCCCAGTAGGCTCAATTTTTGAAATTGCTGGGTATGTAACGGAATAAGGATGCTGGGAGGTAGCGGTAACGGTAGCACCCCCAAAACTTCCAAATTTTATATCAGCTAAATCACCAGCAGGTATGGTTAGTAATACAGTATAGGAATCATATTTTGCATTAGCAACAGTAAGGTAGGTACTTGGGACAATATTTTGATACAAGATACCATTATACCGCACTATAGCATTTGCATTAGCTAGTACTTCTAAATCACCTGTTAGGTTAAAAAACTTAACTTTTGCGCCGTTTGCAAACCCATGATTTGGATGTTTTACTTTAACTACAGGGGAACTAGCATAAGAAGTAAAAGGATCCTTTGGCAGTAACTTATAGGTGAGACTGTTTTGTAGCCCTTTTTTAAGTTTAAGATCAATAGTAGCAGAAGTGCTGGTAAAGTTGGCTCTATAAACTTTATACTTTATATCTTTTGAATTATCCATCTCCCAGGAAACGCCGTTTTGAGTTTTAAACAACACCCCACCGGTTGGATCCTTCGAACCAATAACAGCATTAGTGATTAAATCAACATTACCTTTTTCTGAAACATAAACCCTATATTTTTTAGTATCGGATGTAAGTACAAAAGAATAAATTCCTGAAGTTACGTAAATGGGTTCAGCAAATGTAAAGGTAGTAGCGGTATAAGCATTAGAAGAAATGTTAACATTACTAGGTGATAAAGTTACTACGGAGTTAGGAATAATTTTTCTACTAGGTACTCCGTTTTCTAGCGTTCGGAGAGAGAGCTCTACCGGGTAATCAGAGCTTTTATCACTAAAATAAACATCAATTTTTGTTAAATAAAGAGCACGGTCTACAATAAAAGATTGAGCAAGGGAGTCTACAAACCCGCCTAAGCCTGTTCCCGCATCTGTTGCAATTCTAGTTGTCATTTAATCTTACCACCCGTTAGTAAAAGTATCAGTAGCTGCAGCCACGGCACCGGCACCTGATGCACCATATCCCCCACCACCGGCTTCTACATATCCTAGTGTTGTAGCGGCTGCATAGGCATTGGTAGCAGCTGCAATACCGGAAGGACTATCAGTCCATTGCCCGGTAGCTACCCCGGCAGCATAAAAATTAATTTGATCCGCTGTATACGACACTGCTGGTGCCGATCCTTCCGCTGCTGCTCTATTGACTTCATTTGTAACAGCAGTTATAGCGTCTCTCACCCCATCATATACACTAACTACATGAGTCCAGGCTGCTTCGCCCGCTGCTGCAGTAGGTGAACTAGCAACAATATTATCTTTAACCACCTGCACAAATAAATCTCCAGGTACGTTGGTTGCAGTAAGTACGTTTAGTGCTGAACCAGCGGTACCATCGGGGTCACCTATAAAGTTAAATGATTTATCGCCTGTTGTGCCGTCTCTATACGCCGGTATATTAATAGAAACAGGGTTACCTCGGAAATCAGTTCCCTCAATTGTTACTGCACTGGGTGACTGAATACCATCATAGCCAGAAAAAGTAGAAGGATTATAGGCTATTGCAGCTGCGTCATTAACATTTTTAAGAATATTTTCTTTTAAAAAGTTAGTTAACGTAATACCTTCAGCGGTACCAACTGCTACTCCAGCAGCGACAGCCACAATATAATCTGATAATCCTGGAGCATAAGCGGTGGCAGCTGGTGTAGATGTAGATGGGGTACCGACCAGATTGGTACCAGCTGGTGCGGTGTAGTTGTCGGTAGACGGTGTTTCTTTTTTAATAGAACCATCTACCACGAAAACAGCCTCTGCTAAAGACTCTTTGTTTTCAGAGTTTGTAGGAGAATCGGTCAATCTAAACTTAACTAAACCTGCAGGTATTTTAAAAGTATCTGATGGTGTGTATTTGAATACGCCTGTAATTGCGCCTGCTTCATCAGAAAAAAGATTACCCGGAGAAACAAAATCATCTTTACTAAAAGAAATATATGCATTACTTTCCAGGGTAGCTTTACCAGTCATATGGCAACTGGTTGTGACGTCATACCCGCCAAAGAAGGCATAGTATTTTGTCCTCGGCTTTAACCTTTTAGCTTCAAAATTAATTGTAACTGCTCTTACAAAAGGTAGAATCGCAGTGCTTCTTTCCGATTCATTTGATTGATCTGTTATAATATAACCGTAAGGAATTTGACTGGTAAGCTGTTTGCCTTCTGATTCGTACCAAAACTTTTTCCAGCTATTCCAAACCGTACCGTATATTTTTTCTCCGACTGCATCTGGAATAAGGCTGTCATACTGACCGTCATCATTTTTAAATACCAGGGGTTTGGAGGTAAGCTCAAAAAACACGTCCCCTGGGGGGTTAAGTGACATAGTGCCTACAAATGTATATGTATCAAAAGGATTAACACTCTCGGTAGTACTTGCAAACGGATTTTCTACTAAAGATGAATGGGTGTAATTAAGTACTGCGGTAGTACCGACTTTAGCATAACCATTGGATGTTCTTGCAGCGTCGGTGCTACTTATTTCTTCAAACTGTGAGTTGCGTGTAGAATATGACGGTCTTAATTCCCCGGTAGAAAAATCCATAGCTATTTTATAATCTGAGTTGCGAATATCACCGACCCCGTGACCTTTAAAAGCATCAACAATAAATCCGTTTTTAAATCTATCCAAGCCAAAAGTATCTTTAACAGTAAATACCGCTGTATCTAACTCCAACAGGGTAAGTGTTGTGTAGTATTCAAGGTTAGTAATTCTAGTATCCAGCTTACCGATATCCTGCATGGTGTAGCGTTTTTGATCTACCGGTTTAAATGTAGAATCTTTTAAGATATCAAAACCATATGCTGGATGCTCAATAATATATAACGCCATTGAGTCATTAGGAGTTGCAGGTTCAACGGGATCAAGTGAGCTAACCCCTTCTTTATACGTAAATTCACCCTTACTGCTTACATATATCTTATCTGATCGCGGTAGGTAGTAATCAAAGTCACAAATAAAATCACTACTTAAATCTAAAAAGTCTGATATAACGCCGCCAGTAGCAGTTGTAAAACTAACTCCTGTGTCCCCGATCCGGGATCTAAAATCTAAACAATCCCTAAGTTGATAAGTTCTACCCTGATTAACAAAAGTAGATATATCTTCATAATCAGGATAAGAGTTTGCACTAAAATAATCACCCGTTGAATGGGTATGGTATTTAAAGCCAATTCTTATAGGCCCGGTTGGCTCAGGGAACCCAGGTTTTAATTTTATTTTAGATACACCGTAGTATGTAGTTGTTTGATTTGTATCTAAAGTATACCGACTGGTAATGTCAGTTTCGCTTACAGAATAATAAGGGGTACCAAAAGCATTGGCTGACATTTTAACGTTTGACAGCTCATACACATCTGCCTTACCAAGGCTTATAACGGTAGCTCTTGCATCCGTTTCTGCGGTATAGTCAGTGGTAGTGTAGGTACGTGTTTTTGTTTTTACTGTAGGGTTAGATTTATTAATAGTTGCAAATAAAAGTACATCTTGAGTCGATAACCCGTAGTCATATAATTTAAAATTAACAGTAGCAAAGTTACCCGGTGTTGGGTTTGTGTACTTGTTGGCATCTATTGCATAGATGTTACCTGTATGTACTCCGGAGGTAATCACTGCAAAGAACCTACCATCAGAATGACTTGCAAACGTTTCCCCGGTAGCAGTTAAAGTTATTGTAGTATTACCTGCGGTAAGGGTAGAAGGAATAACTCTTCTTGTTCTATAGGTAATATCAGAAATAGACTTTATAACTTTTTGCGGAAATTCAAAAACTAAAGTATGATTAGTAACATCGTTAAGATAGGATTCATTTCTAGTAAAGGTAACCCCTGAAGTATCAATACCGGAATATAAAGAAGCAAGGGTGAGAGTTGTAGTATTGGATATAGACTCTACTCTATAAGATACGGTAGTAGTACTAAAAGTAACATAGTCACCAACTTTTAATTCTGTAGTGTAAAGTGTGTTGACCCCGGTAATTAAATTTGAATTATTAATAACGCTTACAGTACCAGTAAGCGTTTTGGCTGCAGGTACAAGATCTGCAGTAAAAATAGGGGAGGAATAACCAGAGTCAGATATATTAGAAGTGAAAAAACTTTTAGCATCACGCTCAAAGGTATACCCTTTAATCATTGACACATCAAAGATGTAATTTTTAAACGTGGACGTTTTAGAATAAACGTTACCGGAATTAACTTCAAACCCTACAACTTTAGCATTACCAACCAAAGTACCCGAGGGAACGCCGTGGGACTCTTTATATCGATCGTATAGCCCTACGGTGGTGTAGTTGGAAGTAAAGTTAGGAATTGTGTAAAGATTACTAGTAAGGGTGTAGTTACCAAAGGGCGTTCTAATAACTGCATTTGTAACTAATGTATTATCTCTAGGTTTATTAAAGATTAAGTACTTGTTAAAAATAGTAGATACTTCATACCCTCTTACATAGCTCTTACCAGGTCTAAGTACTGCAATACCTTTGCTTTCAATTCCGCCATTAGCGGCTGTGAGATAGCCGTCTAAATGCTCATCATCTTTTAAATGTTCAATGTATGATAAACCAAAGGGTGTTACTGTATAATCCCCGGACTCATCATAGGTTCTTCTTGCAAATTCATCTTGTAAAAGATTGTATCCTGGTTTATCAACCAAAGATACTAGTACCCCATTTTCAACCCTTAACAGCTCAATAAAGTTATCAGAATCAGTAATACTTGTAACAGATCTTTTTTGCAGGGTGAGTTCTATTTCTAATCTATCTGCGCCCGGGGCAAAATAGTTAGCGCTACCTAGAGCAGGATCTAATAAAGTTGAATCATCATCTGAGGTAGTTAATGTCTCGGAAACAGCTAATCCTACTTTAAAAGTAGGGGTAGCACCGTATTTGTCAAGTATTAGTGTTTGTGGAGTTACTAATACAAAATTATCTTTTATATAATAGACCCCGCGATCAATTTTTACCGCGTGAGCTTTACCCGTGGCCGCTGTTGCATCAACTTGAACGGAAATAGAAGTACCAGAATCACTTGTAGTTAGTATTTCGTTAGCATCAAATACTACGTTAGAGGCGGAATTGCCAGCAGAAATATACTTAACGTAAAGAGTAGGAAGGTCAGAGTTTTCAGCTGCAATAGTAGTCTGAATCTCTCCTTTAACCCCGGATGTCTGCCCGGTTACCTGTCTACCAATTAACTCCTCTATAACGCTTGCTGTAGGTACAGAATTTAATGAGGTTGTTAGTTTAACGTAGTTAAAATTTCTATCATAAAATGTGTTACCTGGAATGACTAAAGAACCGTTTTTAAAAACGTGATCCCCAAATCGGCTAATTTGTTTTTGTAAAATAGTCTGAAGCTGATTAAGCTCTCTTGCCTGTACGGCATATCCAGGCTTAAACAAAATTCTATAGAATTTTTTATCTTCAGAGTAATCGTCAAAATAAGGATCGGTGTTAAGATCAATCGCCATAGGTTGCCTATTAGTACTTAATTACTGTTTTAATTGAAACTGCTTGTTCGTTGCTTGGTATAAATGCTTTTTTATTGTCAATATATAAAAGCTCACCTGAATATTTATTCACCTCTGGATCAGTGACCCGGGTAACGGTAAATGATTGGCTTGTGGGTGCTTGTAAAATATCGCCTACAGTAGGTGATTGCCCGGTAATGGACTGTAAAAGCGCACCCTGGGTTGTTCTAGATACAATAACAAATTTTGCACTATCTGAAATTCTTGTAAGTATTAAATCATCTACAAATATAGCAGTATTAATTACACCAGATACTAACCAACAGGCTGAGCCGGTAGACAGAGGGTAATTTTCTAAAGAACTATATTTTTCAATATCTTTTATAATACCGTACTGTCTGTAATCACTATCTATATTAAAACCTTGATTTTTGTCATCTGCAATAGTAGAATAAAATGCTAGAGAGCGAGAGTAAAGTTCTCCTGGAGCGTCTCTACCGTGACCTTTAAATGGTGGTAGTATTGCTCTAGCTACAGCACCGAACCCTGTGCCTGAGATAATAACATTCGCTCTTGTATAACCCGTACCCGGTGATACAATTGTTACGTTAGCAAGTCTGCCGTTTAAGAGACTAGCGGTAGCAATAGCACCGGTACCGTCCCCGCTAATAGTTATATTAGCGTTGCTATAGTCGTACCCCCCGGATACTACTTTAATTGCATAGATTGCGCCTCTTTTAGCTAACAGCTCACTATCGGCTTGAAAGGTATTTAAACTACCGAAGTTAAGATCTGCTCTTAATTCAGCTCCCGTACCGTCCCCGGCTACGTTAATCTCAGCATATGTATATCCAATACCTCCATCCTCAACGGTTGCCCCCACAATTTTGCCGTTTTCTATAATTGGAGATATCAAAGCTTCTGATTTTTCTGTCAGTATAGAAGCTGTAGCACCTGACCCATCGCCGTTAATAGTAACGTTTGGAGAGGTTGAATAGCCAGATCCAAATTTAAGCTCTGCACTAGCATTTGCTTGAGAGCCTGAAAATGTAAAAAATACATTACCTAAAAGAACGTTTCCAGATGTATGAGTTGGGGCAGTAGTATTTGATTGGTAGTCGTTGATTACATGGCTAACGGTGTAAAGTTTGCTTGCATTAGCTACTTGATTACCAACCGTATATGTTGTATTAGCTGCCCACCCAACACCAATTGTTACGGAAGGCGTCTGTGTATAACCTTTACCAACATTTGTAACTATAATTTTTGAAATAGCATTATTAGACACTACCGCGTAAGCAGCCCCGTTAGAACCGGTACCTGATATAGAAATAATTGGAGCGTAGAGATAACCTGTGCCGCCGTTAGTAACATTAATAGATTTAATTATTCCATCTAAAATAATCTTATCAATATTGCCGGTAGCGGTAATGTTAGCGTTACCCGTGGCTGTAGTACCGGCGTATTTAAATACACAGTTGCCGTTGATTTCTGAGCCAACGGTATGTACGGGCCCGGCGCCATTAGCAGTAAAACCTGACTGTGTAACAATATAAATGTTATTTAAAAAAGAATAGTACGTCCCCTGGGTAACTTGTTCAATACTTGACCAGTTGGTGGGATTGCTAAAAGGGGGGTCAATTACAACGTTAGCCGAAGAGTACCCCCCACCAATACTGGTAACGTTTGCTCTTACAATAAATCTAGGATCTTGATTGAGATAACCGTCCCCTTGAATGGTTGCAAATGCATAGGTATAGCCAGAGCCAGAAGTGTCTACTACTATATTTTTTATCTCACCATCAGAATAATACTGGCTTTTTAGAGATGTAATTACCGGTATTTGCGTTGTGGAAACAAATTTATTTCTTAAAGAAACTGGAACGGTATACATGTATTTCCATTTATACCCATCACTCGTTCTAAATGGCTCAACAACCGTTTCTGTAGGGTTAACTGTTGAAGTTAGGCCCCCGTTATTGTCAATACATTTATAGACATTAAAGTCAGCTGTCATTACGTAGAACTGCGCTGTTTGTAAATTAGCAGCACCAGAGTCGGCATAATTTAAGACTGCTACTGCATTGGCCCCTGTACCGTAGGTATCGGTAATAATTACGTTGGGTGCGACATTGTAGCCATAGCCCCCGTCAAGCAAGGTAAGGCTAACAATTTGCCCACCGCTTACAGAGGCGGTAACATTACCCCCCACTCCATTGCCCCCAGAAATAGTTACGTTTGGGGTAAGGGAGTAATTTGTTCCCCCGGAGATTAAATTAATTCCTATAATCTGATCAGTATAAAGATCGTCATACATATCATATACTGTACCACTGGTCCAATTTATTCTATCTATAACATAAGCAACATCAGTAGATTTAATTTCTTTAAAACAAATTATATTTCTTCTAGTTTCTCTTTCATACTCAATACTATCTTTAGGGGAAGGAGGAAGGCTTTCATTTACCCAGGAAAGAGTAGAGCCAAGAAAATAATAATACTTGCTTGATCGTGTTAAAATATCACGATAAACAGAGTCAGCTACACTTTTAAAAAGTGCTGGTTTAAGTATTAAAGTTGGCATTTAAGTAACGGAAACGATCCAAGAGACCCCAACAACATCAGAAACACCTTTAGCAACCGCAGGGTACACTGTTCTACAAAGCATGGTCCCGGTTGCAGCACCGGATGTGTTAAAAATTCCAGCTTCTGTAAGAGTACCTGTACCTGTGCCGGCCGGAAAAGAAGCTGAGTAAGTAATTGTATTTGAAGAAGGTGTGCCGCCTGCTACCGTTAAAGCTACGCGAGCAATCTCCGTACCTAAGCCCGTATCACCAGAGGTAGCAGTAACGTTACCAGTACCAACGGCCATGTGGCTCATTACCGCGTCAGTGTTTGAGGCCATTCTACTTGTAATAAACGCCTTACCGGCAGTCACTACAAGATTGGAAACGGTAATGATTTCTTGTTTTCCGTCAGAAGTTGTTTTGGTAATAACAAGCTCACCTTTAAGCTTGATAACCTCGTTAACACAACTCATAAAATCTCCTAATTGTTATTCTTTATTTATACCACATCTTAAGGCGGATTAAGGACAACGGTAATAGAATCTGTAACCGTAATCATATCGTCTTTTAACAAATCTAATAATTTAAATGTATCGGTTAGTTCTGTTATAATCTCTATTTGATTTTCTAATGTATAATCAGCAAATAGTCTTGTTCCTGCTGGGTGCAATAATTCTAGCAAAGCTTTTTTATAATCAGATAACCTTTCCTCTACTCTTACTAAGTAAGAAAAGGGCTGGTAGTAGGCATTGTCTTGTAAGTAAATTTCATCGCTTATGAACCCGTTGTTTGTTTCATAATACCCGGGGTATTTTGCTTTACCCCCAACTCTTACAATCACTGAACCATCTACCGGGGTTCCTGTAATGGCGCCTGTATCGGAGGAGAAAGAACCTAAAACAGTGCCGACGTAAGATGCTTCAAAAGCGGTTGGGGCGTAGTCTGTTATATTAATAGTACCAAAGTCAACCAGACCAAGCATTCTATCAGTTACTAAAACACTATTAGGTGTAGAAATAGCATCCGTGCCTGTTACCGCTATTAAGGACTCTGCGGACAAATAAGCATAAAAATCTACGGAATAATTAAGACCAAAACCAAAAAGCTGAACTACTCTAAGACCGCCGGTCGGGGTAGTTTTAATTACTTTTAAAAGGGCACCAATACCATTACCTGAAGTAACGGAAAAAATATTACCCGGTTTAAAATTAGCTCCTGAGTCTACTATTTCTACAGCAATAGGCACACTCTCAACAACTCCCCTATAAGGATTACCTACTATTGGAATATTACCAAATTCAGCACCATATTCAATTACATCGCCTGGTTGGATGTTGAAATTTTTAGTATCATCAATAAAAAATTCAAACGTATCGGGGCTTGTTTGAGGGATGTTATTGATTAATTCTACAACTTCTCTTTTTTTAAGAATTTGTAATTGTATTTTACTGGTAGGGGTAATAAGAGTTACAATTTGATTTTCTATATCAGCCGGGTCCCCTACAAGAGTTCTTAAAAATATAGAAGAGTTTCTTACCCAACGTCCGTCAGAAACTTTTAGTACTTGTCTGGAAGGATAAATTACATCTGATTTTTTATTAAATAAAAGCTTAAAAAAGAGTTCGTACGAACTTTCATTACCCTTATTATTATAAAGAGATTTAAGTTGCTTTACTGTAAACCTTTGATCCGAGGTAAGCGTTCTAGGTATTTTTTCCCCGTAAAGTTGCAAAAATCTTTCAATAAAAGAATTTATAGTAGTGTCTATATCATTATATGATCTTTGATTTTGAATGAGTTCTTGCGCATATTGATCCTGTTCCAGGTATTCATAGTAAGCTCTTAAGAAAGCAACAAAAGTGGTATAATCACTTCTGATGAACTCAGGAAGTTGATTTTGAAAAACCTTAGAAAGCTTTTGTTTTATTCTTGTTGTGGTCATACAGTAACTGCAGAAACTGATATAGTAATGCCTTGCTCTACGGATGCATCGGTATTTTTAATGCTGCTATCATAAGTTATTATCTCATTTCTCACTGGAACTATATCAAAACTTTCTCGCTGATATGTTGCGTAAAATTTTATATCAAAATAACCCGATGCAAAAGCTACAGGGGTAAATTTTTCTAAAGTTAAAATACCGGTAGCATAATCTATTTGACCGATATTAGTAATTTTTAATTCTGTAAGGGTATTGAAAATAGCTACCGTTCCTACCCCGTCATAATTAACAGGAGAGGGTGCAATATCTTTAATAATTACTGTTGTAGCAACCCCTGAAACATTTATAAAAAATCTTGATGATCTTAAATCTCCTGGGTGCACTCTTCCATTAAATTTAATTGTGTTTGCGGATTTAAAACTATTTTCCACATTAAGAATAGGTACTACCTCACGCATACCGGTAACATCAACGGTAGTACTTAAAATAGAGGAATCAACACCGCTTATAGTTTCTACAAGATCAGAAGCGTAGAAGCTTTTATCAAATTTATTTAAATAATTGTTAAAATAATCAACAATAGCGCTTCTAATTTGACTATTAATAGTAGAAGAGGTAGAGTCTGTTCTAACATTATCATACTTTACATTAACCTGTAAATTAACATATAAAAAGTTAGGATCTACAAATTCTGGATTTATAGTAAGTGTTTGTTTTTTATCTAAAAGAACATTTAAAATTTCATTTTTAGTAGCAAGCGGTATTGTAGCACCGTAGAAGGGCTTGGCCGAAATAAAAACTTTACCGTAAGTAGGAGGATCATTTTCCTCCCCACCCCACACTGTAATAGTTTCTATATCAGGATATGAACTTCTAATAATAGCTGAAAAGTCACCAGCTGTTACGGCTCTATTTCTTGAGGTATTAAATAACGGGGCGTTAAATTTAATTGATGTTATTGACTCTTGAGCGGCACCCCCCGACGAAGGCGATAATGTGGTAATGGTAATATTGGTTGAACCACCGATAGCTCCAGAGGCTGCAAAGGTCTGGGTGGTAAATATATTAGACACATTACCAGCGGTGCCTTGAGTGACGAGGTACTCTAATATAACAATGTTTCCGGCGGCTAGTTTTTTGCCGATAACACCGTCACCAAAATAAATTTGATAGAAGCCTAGCGGGTTTTGCTCTAAAAAATAAACTTTAGAATCCGTGGTTAATAAAGAAATATCATCAGCTCTTGTATAAACCTCTAACGTAGAGTCAGAAGAGGAGGTTTGAATTTTTACAGTAAGTGTAGTGGTATCAACACCGGTGTTAGGTATTTCAAATTTTTCCCCCGGGCCAGGATTAGCAACTGTATAGCGATATGTTAAAGGTGTGCCTTCTTTAATTTCTAGGCTTTCAAATGTATATACACCGTTGGTAGGGGTAATGGTTACATCTTCTGTTGTTACAAATGTAAAGGCAGTTTCACCAACAGTGGTAGTAAACGGAAAAAATTTATCTATCGTTAAAGAAGCAGGACTACCGGGGGGACTATTTACTGTGAGATCGACAATAGCAGTTGCGCCTCTAGCAGAGTACGGTGTGTATCCTAAATGTTTAGCTATTGATACCGCTGACTCTCTCTTAACAGCTGAATCTAAAAACATCTCATTAGCAAGCATATTTGCTAGATAAGCATTGTAGTGGGTATTATATGACAAGACATCTAAAAGAACTGATAGACTAGAGCCTTCAAAATCATAGTCAGTAAACTCATTTTGGCTTTGTAAAAATGTTTTTAAGTTTGTCTTGATTTCATCAAAATCAAGCTCTGCTATTCTTAGATTAGGCATTATCTTAGTCTATTTAAAGTGGTTGTTACTGTAATAGGTCTTTCAAAATTATTAAGCGCAAACTCTACCGTTACATCTATAGAGTTCTCATCCGGTTTATCAATAATTGAAAGGTTTATTAACCTTGCCCTGGGCTCGAATTTTTCTAAAGTGTCTTTAATGGTTTGTTCCATCGCAGACCGTATGATTGGATTATAATTTTCAAACAATAATGATGATATTTGACACCCTATTTCAGGGTGAAAGGGGCGTTCGTAGTTTTTAGTTAATATTAAATTACGAACAGCTGCCTTTACCGCGTTTTCATTTGATATTTTAGCAACATCATATGAAACTGGGTGCTTGGTGAAAAGCAGATTAAAATCTGAAAAATCTCTAACTGTTCGGTTAATTGTAATCATAATTATATTTATGTCAGTTTGCAAACGTATCGGAAGAACCGGTTGCGGCGTGTCCGCAAGAAGCTTGATCTCCCTGTCTACAAACTCTTATTCCTCCCGCAAAAACATTAGTAGATGCTTGAGTCATTGTTGGATTAGCGTGTAAGCCGGTACCGTGTCCTTGTACTGCATCTCCAAGTACCGCTACCAAACTTCCATTGCAATATACGGAAGATTGACCGCCGCCTAAAATTGTACCACCGGCTGTATCAACTCCAACTCTAGCTACCCCTGGCATTATGCTAGACTCGTTAGCCCGGTGCTATGTCTTTTATCATTTAAAAATGTAAGCAGCTCCCCCCTGTTGGCAGCATCACTTTTATAAGACACATGGATCCAGGGCATACCGGTTCCATAGGTTTTATACTCTAAAAGAAACTGATCGTATTTTAAAAGAGGGGCAATTTTTTTAGCAATTTCAAAATAGTCTGATTTAGCTGCCCCTTTAAACTGCATATCTACCGCTAAACCTAATGGGTGTTGGGATGTTGAGGACGATGAGCCAGCCTGTCTAAAGGCAGATGTAACAAACATGTTTGGAAATACCGCTAAAATAGGCTCTAAAATGTTTAATGCTACCCCTTGTAAATTAAATACTATTTCCCCGTAAGTAAGACCGCGCTGGGCTACCACCGCGGTTCTAGTAACTGCTGCTTTAGAGGAAAGCATACCTAATGTATAATGTTTTGATAATTGATAATTTTCTGGCAAATAAGTTTGATTTTTAAGAGAGGGATCAGGTGTAGCAACCTTTGGGGTACCGGGTGCTGGAGATGCTTTTTCTGACTCAACTACTACCGTGGGTGTAGTTTCTTCAGCAGCTGCTATACCTGTTTGTTCAATCTCTTTCTTTTGTTTATCGGCTTCAGCAGGATTGGATGCATCCTCAGTTTTATAAGAAGATCTATCTAAGTAGTTAGGTTGAACCGGGTCTGGGATAGTAGTAGTTTCTTGTGCTTTTCTAATATCAGTAAGCAATCCAATATTTGAAGACTGAGCATATTTTGAATCTTTTGAAGAAGCAGCAGTACCAGACTGCATGTAAAAAGCAGAACCATCATTATTAATTGTACCCCCGGCTTTTATATTATGTGTGCTATCAGTCTGTACAAAAGTATCTTTTGATCTTACAAAATGGCTCTTTAAGGCTTGGGAGTAAATATTATTATTGGCTTTAAAATTAATATCAGTAGATGATAGAAAAGCATTTACATCGCCTTTAAGGTTCAAGTTTACATCAGCTTCTATATTTACGTTAGCACTGTGTAGATTAATTTCTTCTTTTGCAGAAATGTCAACCCGGCCGGCGGCCTGCATGGTAATATCATTAAAACATTTAAGGTTAACGTCACCCTCAACCTCTATGGCTGCGTCTCCTCCAATAAAAACTTTTACTTCGCCTCTAACTGAAACGGACGCTGACCCGGTAATTGAAATATACCCGTTTTTGTCAACAATTTCATATGAACTACCTTTTGTTCGACGTACAATTGAGCCGTTGGCATCTATTTCAAAAAAAGTACCTGATTTATGATATACATGTATACGTTCGGCCCCGGGTGTATCATCCAACTCTACAATATGACCGCTTTCAGACTGAATGGTTTTATTATAAGGATATTCGGCATTAAACGGTATCGTAGGTTGTTCCCAGCTTTGCCCATTTGGAAGTTGAATACCAGTTAAGCGTTCTTTAGTTTTTTCTTGGACTACAGTACCACTAACCTCCCCTTGCGCCAGTCTATTTACCTCAGACTTACCGCTATACTCTTTTGTGGGGTAGGTTGCAGTTGGATCAATAAAACCTTTAGTTTGAGTAATTAATTTTTCTTGATTTTCTTCTGCTTTTATGTTAAAGTTTCTAGCTTCTGTAAATGCTTTACTAGCAATAGATGATGAAAAAGCTGCGTCAATTTGTGAACCAGTCAGAATGGCTGGGTTAGGGATTGTCTGAGGCGGTATAACCCCTTTAGTAAATAGATCATTTACAAATCCTGTAAGCCTAGAATCTATTCCTTTTGTTACACCATTTAAAACTGCTACAGAAAGATTATCTTTTAGAGTGTTTAAATTTATAGCGCTTGCAAGATCAGGGGGTAAGCTATTTTCTAAATTATAAAGTACGTTAAATAAAAGCTTGTTGGTAGTAGATTGAGCAAGCTTGTTCTCAACCAACGACCCTATAGTACCTTTAATTGTATCAGAATTAAAATTCTTAGCTACCAAATCAACAGGGTTATTTGGCCCAATTATTTTGGCAGGAATATCAGTTAGTTGTTGATTACCGGTTTCATCAATACTTTTAACAATTGATGGACTTTGCTCCAGCACCGCTTTTTCTATAGCTTGATTTACAATTACCCGGGCTGTAGGAGGTAATTTAGTAAAGTCAACCGTGCTTGATATTCTATCAAACAGGGTTGATGCTAGATTTTGAGATACTTGTTCGCTCATCCTATTAGACTGTTAAGATCTTTCTTTTCGTTTTGATATCTTGTTCTTACTCCGGCGATTATGTTTTGACCGCTGGACTTAAAGAACGATTCTACATTTTCTATTTTATATTTTGAAACTAACTCTACTATATCTTTGTCTGATAACTGGGCTTTGTCTTTTAACGGCTCTGTAAATATACTTGTTTTATTAGGTCCAAATTGTACTGCTGTTGACCAGACTAGATCTTGAACGGCAGGGCCAAATTGAGTTAGATCTAACCCCTTGCGCTTGAGGTTATTAATCATAACATCATAATATTTTGTTTGCGTATAGTCGTGCTGATCTTTTTTAAATTCTTCTGTCTTTGTCGAAGCAATTTCTTTCCATTTAGCATCGAACGCCGGGGTAGCTGGTTTTAGACCTTCAAATAAAGAACCAAATTTAGAGTACTGAAGGTAAGATAGTAATGGGGAATTCTTACCAGAAGGTCTAGCTTTACCACTAGGCGTAAGCGGGGGTAAATAAGAAGCAAATTGATAAGTTCCGTACGATGCCCCTCCAAAATCATTTGAGGTATTATAGGCATTTATTGTACCAGGGCCTTTGCCCCCGGTTTCATATTTTTCTGATGTCTTACCCAATTCCCAACCCGGTACCGGAGGCACGCCTGATTTAACTGGATTACCCGATCCGTCTACAACAGGATTACCAGAACCATCTACTATATTACTTGTTCTTGTATTCTCAACTTCTTTTACTTCTTCAACTTGTTTAAAAGCTATTGTTGGTGCTTTGCTTCCAATGGTACCAAATATAGCGGGCTGCTGCATATCATTACCGTCTAAAAAGAAACCTATAACCCAGGTACCGGGCATAGGTCCCACTGGTGCTATACCAATACCAGATAAGGCTGCTGAATTAATTGGTTGTATCGGTATTGCCCAAGGTAAATCTTCGGTAGGTATATCTATTTTACTGTCGGAATGATATCCGTAGATACGCACTCTTACTCGACCCATTTTTTCTGGGTCCATACGGTCTTCCACCACACCTAAAAACCAAACAAAGCCGTCTTGATTAAAAATTTTCATATTGTACTATTAAGAGCATCTTTAACAATTTCCATTGTCATAGTATGCTTGTAAAGATTGATTTTATGTCTGAGTGCAGTAATGATATAATTACCTGAGTAGTATTTATCCTCGTTGGTTTTAGTTGAGTCTGAGCTTGCTTTCGGTGAAACATCAGGAAAGCTAAAATAAATCATTGCTCCAACCTCGGCATCGGTTCTACCTGGCACAGTAAGATTTAATTTAAAGTTAGCTAGCTCCATCATATTAGACATTCTATTTCCATAAATGTCTGGCATTCTTTCATTTATATTTTTTTCTAAATTATGTAGACCAGGATGAATAGGGTAAAATTTTATGTTTGTAATAGGGTTACGTGGTGTTTCGTTAGCAAAGATAGGTATGGATTTTGTACCCTGGGAGTGTTGGTAAGTTTTAAATTTCTCTACGTGATCATAATCATGAAATTCATATTTTTTATTAACAACATCTAAAGTTATAAGCCTGTTGGCTAAATAGCCGTTGCTATAATTTTGTAAATGATCAGATGTCTTTACTACATCAAATTGTTCTACCTGAAACATTTTTTCATTTAAGTCATCAGTGCCCCTAGCCACATTATTAGGTGCATAATTGTATTTACCAAGTGTTAGCTTACCGGTTAAATTATTAAGATCAAAAATTGATTCTACTGAACCGAAATAGAACTTTTTGTTAGTTTCAAAAAATAAAAAATTACAGGCTTTACCTTCTTTAGGTATTGCCTTGCTTGCGCAAAAATTAATACACTTAAAAGGTGTCCAGCCCGGGCTAACAAACTTAATTGAATTTTCTGTCTTGGTAAATATTTCTAAAGCAGTAGAATAGGTAGAAAGCTTTAAACTCTCCCCGCTTGCTTCTAAAGTTCTTTCTGTTTTTAAATAATCTTCATACAGCCTTTTAACAACTTCGTCTATTTTACCTGAAAAGCTTTTAGAGAGTGAGGTTAGAGTATCAATTACCGCCTCTTTAGATATAAAATGCAAGGTATAGAGCTGGGTGTTAAGATCGGTTACAATAGCCCTATCACTAACAGCAAATATTCTAAACATCTTATAAATGTAGGAATCCAGTGAGGGGGTGCGAATTTTCATTACTAAATACTCGTCACCAACAATTGGCATTTCTTTAATTAAGTTTGTACTGTCAGATAATTGAATATTACCGTGTACAAAATTAGAGAAAATATCTTCGTAAAGATTAAGTTCAGAAAGGTAGTCTTTTATGCTATTGTACCTTCCATCAGTAGTTACAATAGCCAATAATTCTATATCTACGGCCCCAGCGGACTGTAAAGGTACTAAAGCGTTAGGTGTTGTCATTTGTTAATAACGCTATCAAACTCACTAACAATAGTTGAAACTAACTCGGACTTAATAATTTTAATTCTTCTTTTTTCTTCATTAAGTCTATCTTCATAAGTAAAATTTGAAATAGGTGTTGAGCCTACTTCAGTGCTATTTACAACATACCCATTGACATCCTCAAAATGATGGGTGGCGTAAATGTTAGCATATTTACCTTCGCAAAAGCGCACTAAAGAATTAGTATCTAACGGCCAATCAAATCTAGGATCTACTATTTCATTAGCATGTAAAATAACCCAGTGAAGGGTCGGGTCGTTATAAAAGAGATCAGCTAAAATTTCAGGCGTTTCACCATCTCTAACATCGTACGTATCAAAAAAAGCAGTATTATTTACAATCTCAGAAACAAAAGCATTACGCCTTAATATATCAGGTACTACTTGCCCGGTGCGATAGTCATCTAAGGTGTATGAAATTTTAGGAAATTTTTCAAAATAAGACATTAGTACCCTTCCTTAACTCTTTCTTTTGTTAAAATTTCCACTTCTTGGAATGTTAGCGACATTCTTACTTCTACCGGTTTACCATCATCAAACGTTGAGTATGCATCACCACCATAATCTACATTCATACTAGTACATACACAGGATGAAATTTTGTTTAAAAATTCGTTTTCTCTATCTCTATAATAATATTTAATTTCAAACTCTGAGGGGTAAATATAAAAAAGCCCTGAGGCAGAAAGCTCCGGATGCATATGAAACTTAAATAGGTCAATAATATTTTTTACATTTTGCATTTCTGCCGGGCTTGCAGGCATAAAGGTGTGACGAAAATTAAATGTTCTAAAATCTACTGACTCAAAAAACTGTTCTTTAAAAGAGTTAGTTTTTTGTTTTGTACCGAGCTCTAAGAGTCTACCCCCCTGGGCCACGCCTACGTTTTGTACTGCTTTTACTATACCGGTAATCATAGCGGCGGATGCATCTTTAGGTAAATCAGGTGAAAAAGTATCAACAGCTGAAGACCCCCCTGCAAGAAGTCCCCCTAAAGTGCCTACTGATTCAGACTGATAATTTATGTTATATTTTACGCTAGGTGTTTCTTGAATGTGTAAAGTAATTACATCGGATAATCTTTTTAAAGTATCTTCTTTTAATATACCGGCTTTTTGAAGTACTTTAGAAGAAGCATATCCCGCAAAGGCCCCAGTTGCAGTACCAATAATAGCTTTAGTTGTTTTAGTTTTGTCTCCAAGGCCAGACAGAACACCGGACAAACCCCCGGCCTGGGCACCTGTGATGGTGCCTGAAGCTGTAATAGCTCTACCTGTCTCGTTTGGATTTAATCTATTTTGGCCTTCACCAACTCTTACATTATTAAAAGTTTCTTGAAATCCCCCGTTACTTTTATTAAATTTAGACTTACCTCTAACATTAATAAAAAAAGCAATGTAATGTTGTAAATCATCGTTTACACCTAGACCTAGGGGGTAGGTATGATTAGCTACTTTATACTTGTTTCTTGCAATATTTTGAAATTTAGACTCAAAAGATCTCCGTCTTTCATCTACGGCATCGGTAGGAACAGGGGAGTAAGCCATTAGATCTCCGATAAATATGAATGATAATGTAATATTTATACTGTATGTACAAGACAACTTATAAAGGACGTTACAGGCTCAGAAACTATCCAAAATATAAAGGAGACACAACTGATATAGTTTACAGGTCTTCTTGGGAGCTAAAGTTTATGAGGTGGTGTGACACAAATGATTCCGTACTTGAATGGGGCTCGGAGACCGTTATCATACCGTATGTCTCCCCGGTAGATGGAAAAATACATCGCTATTTTGTAGATTTTTTTGTAAAGATTAAAAACAAAGACGGTACAATTCAGAAATATTTAGTAGAAATAAAACCTGAAAAATTTACAAAGCCTCCAGAAATCCCTAAAAAGAAAACTAGAAAATTTATTGATGAGGTTTTTCTTTATGGCACCAATCAAGCAAAATGGAAAGCTGCTAACGAATTCTGTTTTAACCAAGGCTGGAAATTTTTAGTGCTAACCGAAAAAGATTTAGGTATAAGTTAATTAAATGGCAAACGTATTTGATACACTAAGAACTAAAGCTGGTGACACCCAGCGCTCGGTGCAATGGTATCAAACCCAAGTTAGAAAACTTGGCTCTATTAACCGTAATAAGCTATTAAGAGAAGGTAGGCTTACCAATGTTATATTGCCTGGTAAGATGTACATGTTTTTTTATACGCCAAAGCATAAAGAAACCCTACCTTATTATGATTTGTTCCCTCTAGTGCTACCGTTTAGAAAAGTACCAGGAGGATTTTTCGGGTTAAACTTACATTACTTACCTTATATTATTCGTTTTAGAATATTAGGAATTTTATCTGATTATGCAACTGATGAAAAAATTGTTGAAGAGACAAGATTAAGATTAAACTGGAAAATACTATCTAGTACATCCAGATTAAAACCGGTTCAAGCTTGTGTGAAGCATTATTTGTTTGAAAATGTAGATTCCAGATTTTTAGAAATACCGTACCCCGATTGGGTGGTAGCCTCTCAACTTCCAGTAGAAATGTTTGAAAAGCAAAACAAATCCGATATCTGGAACGATTCAAGGAAAAAATTCTAATGCCAGCTCACTATTCTTTACAAAAATTTAAATCCCAGGTATTGGGTAAGGGATTAGCTAAACCTAATCGTTTTGAGGTCTTTATACCACCACCACAAGGGTTACAAAGCGGGCGCGCGGGGGGTGATATAGTCTCGCTACTATGTGAACAAGCTAGTTTTCCAATGCTTACAATTAACACTAAACCTTTTAAAATATATGGACCATCTTACCAACGCCCAACAGGTATTGAGTATGGTGGGGAAGGGTTACCCTTTACCTTTCATGTGGATAGAGAAATGAAGGTTAAAACATTTTTTGACGAATGGATGCAATTAATTGTTAATAAAGATACCTTTAATGTAACTTATCAAAGAGAGTATATTACTGATATTACAATTAAACAATTAGATGAGGCAGACAATGTGACGTATACAGCTGTATTGAAAGATTCTTTTCCGCGAAATTTAAACTTAATGGACTTGAATCATAGTGCACAAAGCCAGACTCATCGACTAACTGTTTTATTTGCATATAGAAAATGGACCACTGTGTCCGGTAGTTTAACAGGAGGCACTGGAACAAGCTCTCTCTTTGCTGGACCAAGATCTGTTACATTTGTATAATACTTTGGAGTGAATAATGGGATTACCTATATTAGATGTACCTACATATGAACTTGAGTTACCGTCAACTAATAAGCTAATAAAATTTAGGCCATTTTTAGTTAAAGAGCATAAAATTTTAATGACCCTTTCAGATGCTGATGGGGTTGAAATTTCTCGGGTAATAAAAGAATTAATTGACGCATGTACTTTTAAAAACTTAAACGTTGACAAGCTTTCCAACTTTGATGTAGAGTTTATTTTTCTTAATTTAAGATCTAAATCAATAGGTGAAAAAGTTGACATTATTGTAAATTGTCCTTGTGGGTTTAAAATAGATCACAGTATTAATTTAAACGATATAAAAGTAATTAGAGAAGAAAGCTTTACCAATAAAATTCAGTTAAGGCAGGGGATTGGGGTAATAATGAGATACCCTACGTTTGAAGAAAATGTTCAAATTTTAGATAATTTAAACAACTCAGTTGTGTTTGATATAGTAGCTAAATGCATTGATAGTATCTATACAGATAAAGAATTTTTTGATAGGACTATGTTTACGGAGCAAGAAGCTCAAGATTTTTTATCCCAGCTTACTAAAGCAGAATTTGAAAAGATAGAGGAATTTTTTCTTAAAATGCCAAAAGTAGTACAACAAGTAGAAACAGTTTGCCCGGAATGTAAGGGTGTAAATAAGGTAGAAATGAAAGGGCTTGAAAATTTTTTCGTATAACTCTTTCTCAGGATAATTTAGCTAATTTCTATAGAACAAATTTTTCGTTAATGCAGTTTCACAAATATTCATTAACGGAATTAGAAAATATGCTGCCCTGGGAAAGAGAGATATACGTTACATTATTAATAGATTATATTAAAGAAGAGAACGAAAAACTTAAACTTAAACAACAGCAGGCCAGAAACATATGAGTAAAAATACCGCCAGACGACTTGAAGAAATGGATAAGTCTTTATCCGGTATAAACGTTTCATTAACTAAGTTTGAAGATACTTTAAAAAAATTAGATTCATCTTTAGAGAAGATTGCTACATCTTTAGGTCGTAAAGAACAGCCATCCAAAGGCGGTTTTAATTTTAATTTATTTTCTGGTAATCAAAAATCTGTCACTAATACCGGTAATGCTGGTGGTGATAAATTGATGACTGAGCTGAGAAATGCTTTAGATAAAAATCATAAAGAAAGTTTTAAAATTTTTCAGAGTATGGAATCTCTTCTTAAAGGTATTGATGAAAAGCTCGGAAAACAAGCCGAGGGTGGTGGCGGTGGGTCTCCTTTACCGGCGCCAGTACCATCTCCCGGTACTCCCGATAAAGCAAAAAAAGGAGTTCTTGGAAAAGTAGGGAGCGTCTTGGGTAAGGTTGCACTTCCTCTTGCTGCCGTTATGGCTGGAATGGAGGCACATTCTGGTTATACAAAAGCCGGGGAAACATTAGATTTAGAACCAGGACAAGAACCAACTTTTGGACAAAAACTAGCTGGTGCGGGCGCTGGGGTAATGTCTGGATTAACCTTTGGTATGATTGATGAAAAAAAGATGGCTCACACCTTAGCGGGTACTGGAAAGGGTAAAGAGTATGCCGCAGCAGAGCAGGCAAAAATTTCCGGCTTATCGTCCGGGGGAGATATGTTTGACAGTGGCCCGGCTCCCGATCTCGGCCCAGTTCAAGCAGCAGCCCCTGAAGCTAAAACTTCTAAACCAGTTGGCTCTGCTGCAGCAGCAGCCCTGGAAGCTACGGTTTCCAAGCCTGCAGGTAAAGAGACTAAGTCTGCATCTGTATCCACACCTGCTGCATCTAAAATACCTTCAGCTTCTAAAGGCCCATCAGCTAAAGAAAAAATGCAAGGTGAAGAAAATTTACAAAAATTAGAAGAAAAAGAAGCCGAGCTTCAAACTGTTCAACGTGAATATAAAGATGAAATAGCCAAGGCTTCAGAAAAACTTGCTAATGATACTAAAAATTATCCGCAAGGTTTTATTGATGATCCTTCAGATCCAGAATACCCAAAAGAATTAAAAGCTGTTGATGATAAGTATAAACCAAAAATAGAAGCTTTGAAGAAAGAAATTTTTACACTTAGTAAGGCCCCTGGTATAGAAGGAGCAAAAAAGGCTCAAGCAGCTGCTGATGCCGAAGATGATGAAAAGCCATCTATAACCCCTAAAACAAAAGTAACTGGGGGTTCATCGGTTGAAAAAACAACCTCAACGGAAACGGTTACCGGTGGTGGAGAAACAACTTCTAAGCGTACATTAACACCGGAAGCAGAAGCTGCTCAAAAAGAGCTTGCCGGTATTGATGACAAGCAGGCTGCAGAAAAGAAACAAGTAATAGATAAATTAAAAGCAGAAGGTAAAATTACAGGAGGACCTGAAGCGTCTGATTATGAAACTATACCGGAACTAAAAGAATTAAAAACTAAACAAGATGCAGAGCTAGCAGCTATCTCTGCTAAAATTGATTCTGGTACTAACTATGAAACTTCTACAATTGCACCACCACCTCAAACCACCACTACAGCAACCACTGTCTCTTCACTTTCAGCTGAGAATAAAGACTTATCAATGGAAGCTTCTAAAGGCGGGGCACCTTCTGTAGTTTCATCTAATAATGTTCAAAATAATAATACTACCAGCTTTACCCCGTTTAAACCATTACCCCGGGGTGGCTTAAGTAGTCTCGAACGTAAGCAAGATACTGTTTCGGCATAAAAAAAGGGGCCTTGCGCCCCTTTCTTATTTTTTAGTTTCTGCTTTCTTAGGTGCTGCTTTTTTCTCAGGTGCTTTTTTCTCCACCTTCTTTACCTCTCTACATCCATCGGCTTCTGTTTGCCCGTCTTTACAGGGCTTTTTAACATTAGCTTTAACAGGAGGTTCTTGCTTTTTCTGAGCTTGCTTGGCAGGAGGTGATGCTTTTTTTTCTGCTTGGGCAAAGGTAACAGTTGTAAAAGAAAGTAAAACTGCAGTAAGTATAGTTTTAATCATCGTTAGCCAACTTTGCAAAATAGGAAAGAGATTCATCATCATCATCTAAATTAAACTCCTTTTTAGGTGCAGGCTTAGCAGCAACTGCTTTAGGTCTTTCTTCCGGGAGTTCAGTGTTTTCAGCGCGCGGGGTACCGCTAGGTGGTGAAAGAACACTTTCAAGCTTTGCTTTCAATTCCTCGTATGTTTTAAAATGTTTAGGATCTAGAAATTCTTGTAGTGAGTGTTGTTTGTTCCACACTTTTTCTAAATCACTGTCATCTTCTGAGAGGGCAGAAATACTTTCAAACTCAGATTTATCATAATTGCGATAACCTTCTACATTACGAATCTTCAGTTTAAAGTTTGCACCTTTCCAAAAATCAAAAGGATTAACTGGCTCCTCATCCTCGTACTGAGGTTGCATTGCGTCTTTAATTTTATCAAAAATCTTCTTTCCAAACTTATAGAGAAATACCTTACCTTCGTTTTCAGGGTGGGCTGGATCTTTAACAATATAAATGTTGGACACGTAGGTAAGGCGACGTTTTTGTTTGCGGGCAATATCTTTGTTTGCCTCAGTGCCTGAATTCCAAAGCTCAGTATTAAGTTCGGATACAGGATCAGGTTTACCTAAAGTCGTTAATGAATTTTCAATATACCATTTACCGGTAGGACCTTGGAAGCCATGATTCCAAACTCTTACCCAAGGTAAATCTTCACCTTTAGGTGGGGGTAAAAAACGAACCACAGCATAACCATTACCAGCCTTATCAACTTCAGGCTGCCAAAAGCGGTCGTCTTTTTGTGATTCTTGTTGCTGGGGGGTCGCAATCTTTTCTACTTCTTTCATTAAGGAGTCGAAAGTACCGCGATTCTTTTTGAGTGTTGAAAAGTCTAATGCCATGTTATTCTCCGTATATGCGTTGTATAGTTACGTATAAAATGCTTATCCACCTTATCATTATATACCTTTATTTATAGTAAATCAACTCACTACTAAGTCACTTTGGTAAAGTTCTGCTATCTGTGTATGTGGATATGACCAGAAGTGCTTGGTAATAATTTCACCTTTCCAAAGAAATTGTAACTCCTCATCCTTTAAGTCTTGTGAAATAGGGTATTGGTTATGTTCAATATGATTCATCTTTGGAATCATTACTAATTCATTTTCTGGGTTCATTCTAAACATCCAGAAATGATGATCATAACCTTTTGAATAATGCCCAACGTGTTTTAATTCTCTATGTACTGAAGGTACAGAGATGAAGCCTTGTTTTGAAATCGTCTGTAAGAAACGAAAAGCTGAGGGCGGGTAATGTAAATCTTCTACAGTATGGCAACACAAACTAAAATCAAACTTACCGTGTTCATTTACAAATTCTAAAATTGGCTGCCAGGTTCTTTCTTCGTGTAAATCTAGTTGAAAATGTAAAGATGAGGATGGAAGCAGTTTGTAATCAACCGTTGCATCCACAACAGGAAGTGACCAAGGGGCGGCGGCTGCGCCAACATCTATAACAGTAAATTTTTCTTTTTTTCTTTTTTCAAGTAAAAAATGTGCTATAGGATCTCTATCTAAAAGATAAGTATAAAAGCCGGTTTGACTTTTACCGTTCCCATCGTAAAAATTTTCAAATATCACTTTTATATAATTGTTTTTCGTCTAGGTCGTATAATTCATCTTCTTCCACATCTTCATCGTCATTATCTACTAGTTCGTAAATTTGTTTACGATGCTTGCTGGTCTTATCTGAACCTTTTACAACTTTGTGAATCTTTTTTTCTCTATCAAATTCAAAACCCTTGGTCTTCATTTTAAAAAATTAATTACCTCCTTTAATTAACCCAACTACCTTATCCTTTATAGTTTGTGCCCAAGCGGGTTGTGGAACATGCCAACCTATAAAAGCGCCTACTACAATCCAAAAAATAGTTTCTAACATTAGATTTCTCCCTCTTTGTCTGGAATAACAATATAAGGCCATGCTGTAATTCTTTTACTCATTTCTGATTGATTTTGAGCCATTTTTATAAGAAAACGCTGTGTATCTTTTAGATGATCGGATAATGAAGAGACGCTATCTTGAAGTAAGCAGATTTCTTTTTCTAATTCAGAAATTCTATCCCTGGTTAAGTCCAACTGCTCTTCTAAAAATTCGGTCATATTTTTCTTTTTTAAAATTTAAAAACGGCGCGTACTTTTTAATCAGCCTGGAAAGATCTGGCCATATTAAATCTGTATTTAAAACTCTATCTAATTCGTCAGTAAAAGGTATAATTTTATTTAAGATAACTAGCGTTTCAATTGAAACATCATTCCTTAAATACATCTTTATTATATATGGATGTTGTTGATTTTGAGAAACAAGTAAATCTTCAAACTTAATTTCTTTTTTACCTGAAAAAATAATAAGTTTTTCTATTTCTTTTTCAAACGTATAGGATAAAGATTCTATACGTTTTTTCCATCCCATGTAACGATCTCTAGCTTCAGTATCAAATACCCCACCCCATCGATCACCGGATACAAAATTTGCTACTAAAAATTCTACTACGTCTTTATCCGAGTACTGCTCAGCCACCCTTCTAATAGCAATTAAATCTCTACGTTTCAAAAAAGATTGTTTTGACGCCCGCACCCGGCCTTGCAATTTAATAGCATCATATTGATCGGTAGTAAAATGTAACCTTAGTGCTAAGTAGTACCGATAAACCTCAAACGGCTCCATAATCATATAGGTAAATGGCCACGGGGCTTTATCATATTTGCCTGCTCGGCTTCAATCTGTATTTTTTCTTTTAGTTTTTGATTAACCAACGGTCCTACGGCTTCAATATCAATATCCACCTCATTACAATAATTAATTATTGCATCCATATAGGTGATATTAAGTTTTGTTACCATTCCATCAATGTACAAAGCAAATTCGTTTGGAGACCGAAATCTTTTTGTAATTATTAAAGCATCTGTAAGTTGTTCTTTTTCGTCCATTATACAAAGAAAATTATACCTAGCATTATAGCTTGTATTGCAAAACCTACTCCAATAGTAACTACCATCAGCATATCTTTAAGTATAGCTGATCTAAAGAAAAATATCAATAACGACATCCAAAGTAAAAGAATAATATCAAGCGGGGGCATCTTTTCTGATAATCCAGACATGATGGCTAAAAAACTTGGCACTGTGGCCATATTAAGTAAGACTACCCCAAGCCAGGACAAGGTATCAGCTGTAGTTTTAGAAAACGTATCAGTAAACGTTTTTAATTTTTGCACAATTGAATTAAGCTTTTCTTCCATTATACCCTCTCACCGTAAAAAATATGTCTTCCAATTTTTGTAATCTTAGGTTTATTCCAATTAGGCTGGATGTAATCAGCGTGATAGTACATTGCCTTATGTAAGGAAGGTAATCTATAGTTTTCTAATAGTACTTTTTTTGCCACCTCCATTGATTCTGTATAATGGGATGCACTTCTAGGTACTTTAGGACCTTCTTCACAATACCATGAAAATTGACAAATAATTTTACTATAGACCACGTTTTTCTGAAATACTACACCGCAAATATCAGATGGAAATTTACCTGACTCTACTCTATTAAGAGTAACCTGGGCTACTGCAACCTTTCCTTCAAAAGGTTCTTGTGCAGCCTCAAAGTAAATGTTTTTGGCCAAGCATGTAAGTTGCTTTTCTCTTTCAGCCATAGAAATGGGAGTTGAATTATACTTAAAAGTTTTAAGATAATTAAACTTGTTGTTAGTAATAGTCATTACACCGGTAAGTACTATAGCTAGTAATACTACCTTTATAAGAATGTTTATTGGTGTTACCATTGGTTCTCCTTCTTAGGGGGGATGTCGTAAAGACCATCCCCTTGTCGTTAGATTACTTCTTGGTGGTAGCTTTATGTTCTACCGGGATTTGAGAAACGAAGCCATTTAAGGTTTGAGCCTTAGCAATAATATCGGCTTCGGAGGGATAGGCTGGAAAGCCTGGGTGATCTGGAGGTACTTGACCTGCATGTCTAGCATTTTCTACCTTGACTTGCCAGTCATTGCCAATGAGTTCACGTTTTCCATAATAATCTTGCTCCAGCATTGTTTGCGCCATTTTTAAAAGTTCAAGGCGAATCTCGAACGGTGTCATATTACTCATGTTTACTTCTCCTTTGTGTATGTGTGTAAAAAACAGGTGGTTTAAAGGTCCACCCAAACCTTATTAATTACTTCTTAGCTGCTTCTTTTTTCTCAGCAGGCTTGGCTGCATCTTTCTTTACTTCAGCTTTCGGAGCATCTTTTTTCTCAGCCGGCTTAGCAGGAGCCTGAGCAAGAGCTGCAATGGTAAAAGTAGAAGCAACAATAGCGGCGATAATTGATTTCATTTTATTTCCTTATAAATTAAAAAATTTACAACTCCACATCAGCTCGTCACCATCGATACTATCTAAGGCCACCTTCTGAGGTAAGGAGATAGTCACCAGGCAAGGACTTACTAATTCGTTCTGGTTGATTCTGTTGCCAAGTTCAACCAGAAAAACTCCGGTCAGCGTTTAGGCTGCCAGTGCAAATCTTTCGTCGTTTGCGTTTAACGTTTTGTTTCTTCGGCTGAGCAGTCCCAACCCTAACGGCTTTCACATTGCCGAGTCGTCTATCTCTCTACTCATTGCCCTGTCGAGTCTATTCACCCCCATCAGAAGCATACCACACTACTGCAACATACAATTAGATATGCTTTTGGTGGAGGTGGGGGGATTCGCACCCCCGTCCAGAACACTTTTCAATAAACTTCATACGACTATAAATTAAGCATTCTACAACGGTGTAAGTACAATCGTTTACCACTACAGTAATCGTTAACTTACCGTATCTACCCTTTGTAGATAGGGACGTTAGTTAAACGTCTTTCTCTGCCATGCTTAAGTTATAAACAGTAGTAATATTTATATAACCTTAATCTCAACCCCCAACATATAAATTTTAACGTTAAGGCAATAGAAAATCCACTAAGATTACTGGGTTTCGGTAAAAAACTTTACCGTAACAGAAAATTAATTAAGATTACTAGATTTTGGTAAAAAAACGTTACCGTTACGCCCTGAGGCAATAATACACAAGTAACTATTATTTTCAACACTTAATAATGCAGTAAATGTTTCACTTTTTTTATTATAAAACAAACTAAACATCCGCTCAGCTCCATCTGCCACATCTTTACCAATAAAGATCGGTACCTCGTCAAAATGTTTTATAAAGTCTAAGGCTTTTGGAGATAATTCACATACAATGGGTAATAAGGCATTAACTGCTGTATCTTTAGCCTGTAACGGTTTGATAATTATTAGACTCGTAAAGATCGCGATAATACAAAAGATTCTTAACATAATCGTCTCTTTTTTGTTTAAAAATTTGTGGTGGGTTATCATCCACAGAAACTAGAATGACGATTTTACTCACTGGTATTTTAAACTGCTCTTCAAACATAATTGCGTATGCCGAGCATTGCATAAAATAATTTTCTATATACTCTTCTTTTTTAGGTCTAGAAGATGTCTTAAAATCTATAATTGATAGGTTACCATCAAACTCACCGATACAATCCACTGTACCCGCCAGCCTTAGATGATCGGAGTACATACGAGTTTCTTGAGCATGTATATTATTTATTTGATGTAAAACGGTCTTGAATTGTTCAAAACGTTCTTTCTCTATAGGAGTACGAAATTCAACCTCTTTATTGTCGAGATAATTCTCACATAATTTATGAAATGCAGTACCTCTTGTAGATGCGGCCGTGGTAATTTTTTGTGCCTGTTCATGACCAATTTTATTTCGCCACTCTTGAATACCGCGTTTACTGTACTCAGAAAGAACGGTAGTAACCGAAGGGTATTTGTTACCCTCCGGTGTTAAATAGTAACGTGTACCGTTTTCGTTTAGTTGTTTTAATTTAGGAACTTCACGGTCAAGCTTTACATGATGAAACATAATGTTTAATGATGCCCTGAAAGCACCTCTATAGCGTGATTGTAATGTTTGATTCTATCTTCTAAACCTATAGTACCACCGTTAATTTTTTTAGTAAGTGTCATTATATCATTAGCATCGGCAAACTGATTAAGTTTATTTCGCGCCCAAAACCAGCAGGCAGAATGAATGGCGTAGTAAGGATCTAAAAGTAAATCAGGGTCTTCTAGTAAAGTTTCATCTTGAAAGAGCGCCTGAGAACAGGCACGATAATTATCTTTACCGGTTAGTTGAAGTAGCCCGCGACCTCGATATTTCCAACCGTCACCAGTTTCTTCTGCCCCATTACCCATTCTACCCCCGTAGGATTTATTTGCGATAGCCTGGGGGTTACCAGCATACCGCTCAGCAATCCCGGCCGGGTAACGCTGGGGCCAGAGTTTAGTTAAGGTGGCGGCTTTATAATTTAGATTTTCTTCTAACATCGAAAACCCGCCTGATTCATGAGCGCATTGAGCAACGAAAGCTGCCACGCGCTGTATGGTGCTGATTTCGTATTGAGGTAA